AGAATGAAACAAAACACTAAAAGAATTGAGAAGATGACAGGCTTTGGTAAAGATACCATTAGCAGTTTTGCAATTTACATCAGGAACATGAAATGCCTAGACCAAAATCAGAGTTGACCACCACAGCAAAGCGTATTGGCGCAAAACTTACGACATGGCAGTATGAGGAATGGAAACGAATTGGCGCATCAAAGTGGCTCAAGCAATTGCTAACAGAGAGCTATAAAAAGAGGGTACAGGAATGACACAAGATGAAATCATTGAGATGGCAATAGAAGCTGAATTTGTTTCACATGGAAAGCCAAGTGATGAAGAAAGTGAGTTGTTTGTTTGTGTTGATAAAGACATCTATAAATTTGCCAAACTGGTAGCCGACAAAGCGTTTCAGAATGGCTATGAAAAAGGCGTAGCCGCCTTTAATGAAGCGGTTTTGATTGAGCGTGAAGCCTGTGCAAAGCTGTGTGATAAAGAGGTAGAAGATTGGAAATATGACGCTGATGTTGTCGATGTTGCAATAGCCATCAGAGCCAGAGGTGAAGCAATCCAACCACCACAGCGCACATGGGTAGGGCTGACGGTTGAAGAAATAGCGGCTTGTTGCATGGAGTCCACAACAACACAGCTTAGTTTTTACAACGCTATTGAAGCCAAACTCAAGCAAAAGAACGGCTTTGCCGAGGAGAAGAACACATGACTACAGCATTCGACTACAAAGGTCAGCCTTCAGTCTGGTTGACAGATCAAAAGATGAAACGCTATATACAGGGCGATAATTCTGCAAAGAAACGACAGGAAAAGGGTGAAATCAACGACAAGAATCAAGTGTTGATTTACTCAAAATCCTCGTCTAACAAAAAATGATTCGGTAAATAACTGTATTAGGGAAATCCCCTATATCAATTATGATAGTGTCTGACAGAATACACACATTGATAGGTTTTTTAACAGGAGTGAATGATGATTGATTTAGAGAGAGAAAAATGGATGGCACTGCAAGACATCAACTCAGAAGATGTTGCAGATGCGATATGTGATAGCCAAGCTATCGTAGAAGCAATACAGTCAAACGCATGGTCTGATGTTGCAGACATGGTTCGATCAAGAGTCGAACTCAAAGCAGAACGACTTGCACAAACAGCATTAGAAATACCGCTGACCCCTTGGGTTGACAGCGATGAAGAACTCCAGTTGTGGCGTTTTTACCGCATGGAATTACAGCGTGAGGCTATTGAACAGAACAAGCCTAAGTTGCCTAAAATCAACCCTTACCACAGCGAGGCCAGCAATGAAAACTAAGCTGAATCTTGAAAGAATCATTGAGGAGCATTCCAATGAGTATTACTGTTCGTTCTGCATTAAACCTCGTAACCCAACAGATAAATGTTGCGATGACTCGTTTTTTATCTTATTTTCAGATTTGGACTCCCACACTCAGTTTGAGCGAGCGCACGAAATTGCGACAAAAGGCGGCTAGAAAATTGAAAGAGAAGCCTAAGACGCAAAGGGTGGTTATGCCATCCAAACTAATCACCGACCCCTCATTTGGGTATGTGAACTCAGCCCTGACCGATGTGTCAGAAACATGGAAGAAGCATTCAACAGGAGTGAAAAATGCTGGATTATTCAACAATCCTAATGCGGATAGAAAGAACAACAAAGAGTCTGGAGGAGAAGTGCCTACACAAAAGATTCGTAGGGTTCAATAAAGATATTGCCCTAATCCACAGTGATCTAACACTGTTGGCGATGTGGGCAGTAAACAAAGAAGCGATAGATATTTTTAACGATGCAATAGGAGTCAAGGAATGAATGAAGCAAGCAAAGCCAACATGGGCGTTTATAAAAAACTGGCTGAAGCCCGAAAAATGATGCGGTCACGCACATTAAAGAAATCAGGACACAATAAATTTGCAGGGTATAACTACTTTGAACTTGGCGACTTCCTGCATCCAGCACTAGAAATCTTTGACCAACTTGGCTTGATTAGCATTGTGTCGTTTACCAAAGAACAAGCAGAACTTTGCGTAGTCGATACAGATGGTGGTGGTGAGATTATCTTTACTTGCCCATTTGGTTCTGCGGCTCTTAAGGGTTGCCATGAAGTGCAAAACATGGGTGCTTGCCAGACTTACAACCGTAGGTACTTGTATACCCTTGCACTTGAGCTTTTAGAGCACGATGCGCTTGATTCAACTACAGGGTCAGGCAACATTGAAACAATTGATGTAAGCATGATGATTGACCATTTAGCGGCTATTGAAGCGGCATCCACCATTGAGGAGTTGAAAGATGTTTACACCACTGCTTACAGTGCTTGCGGTTCTGATAAGAATTGGCAGAAAAAAGTAATTGATGCTAAAGAAAAGCGTAAAGGAGCATTGAAATGAGTGATGAAAAACCAATTAAATTGACAGAAAAAACAAGTTCTGGTTTATGTGACGCATTGTTTGAAGAACTAGACTTGTTGCGGAATAATTTGAGTGATGGACACAGGGCATCTGCTGTTGCTAAGTTGGCTGTTCAAATTATTAACACCAAAAAATTAGAAATTGAAGCCGCAACATTTCACAAAGCTGGATTGCGTTTTGTACCATTAGCATTGACCGCAAAAGGCATCCAAATTGGGAAAGAACAAAATGAATGCGTTTAAGTTTATGAAAGAAACTTCAATGCCAGATAAACATGGAGAGATTCGAGCAAAAATACTTTCCTTGGTAAAGGATATTGAAAGTTTATATAAACAACATATGCGTAAATCAACTGGTAAAACTTGTGATATTTGTGGTGCTGGTGATGATAATGAAATTTACAGAGTAAAAGATGTTGTCATGGGTTATGAGCATCGAGAGCATTTATCTCCTTGCCTTTGTCACAGACACTTTTGTGGATGGAATGCGTCATATGTTCGATGTGGATTTTTAAAAGAGGGAACATCAGATCAAGAAATTGATTTGCACTTTACGGCATATTTAGCAGGACATTTAGTAAGAGCTTCAAAAATGAAATTATTTAAACAGGAGTTGACATGAGTGATATTGAACAAGGCACACCAGAATGGTTTGCACAGCGTTGTGGAAAAGCCACTGCTTCTCGTATTTCTGACATTGTTGCTAAGACAAAGACAGGCTACAGCACCAGCAGAGCAAACTACATGGCACAGTTGGTAGTCGAACGCATGACTAACCAAGTAGGTGAGTCATACTCAAATGCCGCAATGGAATGGGGTGTCGAGAACGAACCTTTTGCCAGAGCCGCATATGAGGTTAAAACAGGCAATACAGTCGATCAGGTAGGTGCTATTGACCATCCACGAATTGCTATGTCTGCCGCCTCTCCTGATGGCCTGATTGGTGACGATGGATGTTTAGAGATCAAGTGTCCTAACACCTCAACCCATATCGACACTATTCTTGGAGATGAACCTGCAAAGAAGTATTACGACCAGATGCAGTGGCAAATGGCGTGTGCAAACAGAAGTTGGTGTGACTTTGTGAGTTTCGACCCACGAATGCCAGCGCACCTACAACTGCTTGTCAAAAGAATCGAGCGCAATGACTTATATATTGCAGAACTCGAAAAAGAGGTTGTCCAGTTTCTTGTGGAAGTGGATGACAAAGTGAAAAAACTCAATGAAATTAAGGTGTAAATATGGAACAGCGTGATAACTCAGGTGTACTTTTCAAGAACGACAAGAAAGAAACAGGAAACCATCCCGACTATAAAGGGAACATTATGGTCAATGGGCAAGCCTATTGGCTTTCAGCATGGATTAAAGAGGGCAAGAGCGGCAAGTTCATGGGATTAGCAGTCAGCCCTAAAGAAGAACAAGCAAGCCAGCCTCAAAGCAAGCCTAAAGCTAAGATTGAGGATATGGATTCTGATATACCTTTTAATTAGAACGGGTCTATAATGGTTGTATTGCCAGCACCGGAGTACAACATGATTCGTTCTAAAGAATGTTTTAAGTGCAAGACCATCATGCCGTTAATCGAGTTTTACAAGCACAGCGCAATGGGTGATGGTCACCTCAACAAGTGTAAAAAGTGTACAAAAAATGATGCGACAACCCACAGGAATAAGAATCTTGAAAAGATCAGAGCCTATGACATGGCGAGGTCAAAAGAGCCTCAGAGGGCAAAATTGGCGGCTGAAGTCAACAGAGCATGGAGAGCCGAAGACCATCGTCGTTCTAGAGCACATGTGGCAGTTGCCAAAGCCATTAGAAATGGGTTACTTGTACGTTGTCCCTGCGTACGATGTGGAGAGCAAAAATCTCTCGCTCATCACGAGGATTACGACAAACCTTTGGATGTTATGTGGCTTTGTCAGCCATGTCATAAACAAAGGCATAAAGAAATGAAATTAGAGATGTGACTCAATGGGGAAAGCGTAAGTGAGTACCCACTAACTTAACAGGAGTGAATGATGAGCAAACTTGACGATATACATTTTGGCGGTGAAGTAAAGAAGTTTTTTGACTTACCTATCTTTAATCGGGTGAGAACATCTGACCCAACAACTAGTTATGAAGCCGCTGATTCTGCAAAAGACTTGGCTTCTAAACATTTTTGCATGATTGTGGACGCTTTAAAGGCTCATGGCTCACT